CTTCTGCACGTACAGTTCCAGAAGGTCGTCCCTTCTTTCGTAGGTACGGTAGATGGTGTATCTCACGTCCCCGATCTGCACGACAGGCTCGGATTGATAATCGTATTTGAACATGGTGATGCGGTATTCGGGATTGAGGCCGTTCCGTCCGCCTTCGAACCATTCGTTCATAGAGACTGAAGAGACGTTGGCAAATACAGTCCGTTCGGATTCTTCCTTCTGGAATACTCCGTACTCGTCCTGTGCGTAGACTGTAGTGATTAATGTAACAGGGGAAGATCTGTCCATATCACCACTCCGTATAGCCTGTGGCCATGCTCATCTGCGCTTTCTGCTCATCGTAAGAAGCTTTCAGTCTTTCATACTCGTCCGGTTCTCCGAAGTGAAGTTTCACATAGGTGATGATCGCTCTTTTCACCAGTGCATCCGCTTCAGCATAAGAAACGCCTGCTATACCCAAATCCAATTCAGCCGAATCAATCAGATCGTTCAGTTCACTGTCGAAGGCATCGGTCGATACCCGTAAAGCCAGTTTCACATCATCTAATATCGCCATAATACCCTCCGTCAGACCTTACTTGGTCTTCTTTTCTTTTTTCTTCTCTTCCTTTGCGAAACCGAGGGAGAGGAGACGCCTGGCCTCCTCTTCAGTTACCTCGATTACACTTTCCTTGAGAAGATATACCCTCGTATCGACGAGGAGTTTGATCTTCTTCATTACGCCTTCGTGATCGTAGCGAAGTGTCTGGTAGCGACTACTGCGTGACCCATCGGCAGACGTCCGACGATCTTGACGAGATCCGATTCTGCAAGAGAGAGGTCATCATATTTGAATGTTGGCTGGTAGCCGTTCGGGAAGTTGCACTGAACACCGTTCAGGTCGCCGACGATAGCAACGATGCCTGTAGCAGTCGGGTTGACCAGTGTGTCATTGAAGAGAACCGGCATGCCGAGGAACGGATCGACAGCGTAGGATGCAGCGTTCGCAAGGCCTTTGTAGTAAGCATAAGCCTGCTTGTTCATGATGACTACCGGGTTGGATGCTTCATCGCTTAACAGAGCGAATGCGTTCAGGATATCGTTGATGCCTGCCTGTGCGACATCGCCTCTGATCGGAGCAGCAGTGCCGGAAGTTGCCAGAGCCTTGATGTCGGCAACGACAAGGTCTTCTGCCTTCTTAACGATTCTGTATTCGATTTCATCGTACAGATAGTCCAGGAACGCTTCGCCATCGGCATCTAAAACCTCGTCGGATACCTTGACCATCTTCTTGATGGTTTCTGGAACGAGTTCGGCGATGTAAAGAGTTAAGTTCTCTTCGGTGATAGCGTTTCCGCCCTCCGTATGGATCTGTGCCGGATCGCCTGCGAGTTCGACGCCTACTTTGAGATTTCCTCTGAATGCGCTTCTGCGTACTCTGGACAGGATATCGCTCTTGTCCCATGCAGTTCTGATTCTATCTTCGAGGTAAACCGGAACCGGTACAGTGCCTGTAACATTCTCGGTTAAGAGAGCACGGCATTCATCGTCTTTGCCGGTCAGGACGAAAGTCTTGTAAGCATCGATGTAGGCTTTGGTGTTTCTAACTTCTAAATTAGACATTTCTTTTTTCCTTTCTTCGACCTTTGCGGTCTCGACACCGTTTTTGATGACGGCATCAATTAAAGATTTACGGTTTTCGATTTCGACTTTGATGTCGGCTTTTCTCTGCTCGAGTGCCTCGATCTCGGTCTGTAATGCATCGAGGTCGGCATTCTCATCGTTGAGAAGTGCTTCGATCTCTGCTTTCCTTGTCTCGATCTGCTCGAGATTCATTTCATTGATTTCCATACTCAAAGTCCTTTCACTTTGTTCAGCAATTCCTGGCGTTTGGCTTCACGTTTCTCTCTCGCTAATCTCTCCGTTAATCTTGCTTCGATTTCTCCATCCAAAGCATTCCGAGCAGAGATGACCGTGAAATCATTCGCAGGCAGGGACACGGCTGAAACGTCATAGAGCTTCCCGATGCGCTTGATGGTCCGTAAGTATCTCACGTTCTTACCTTCGGAGGTTTCATCGATCTTGTCTTCGGCAACCGTAAAGCCGAAAGACATCTTCGATGTGTAACCGCCTTTGATTTCTTCGTAGAGCTGACGGCCGATCTCCGTGCCTCCGAGATTGGCTCTTATCAATAAACCCTTCTCATCGTCTTTATCTAACGAGAGCGTGTTATTGCTTAATCGAGCGAAGACTCTGCCTTCGTGGTCGTACTGCATGATGACATCGCTCATGTCTGCTTCATCGAATGCGTGTCTGTCGATCTGCTCGTCGACCGTTACGTTGTAGTCTCCGTCTTTGTATGAGTAGAGAGTGTACGGCTGTTCGTAAGTAGTGGCGTATCCTTCGACTGTGTAGTCAACACCTTCGACATCGCCCAGCTGCATGGATCTGTACTCTCTGCCGTTACTGATTTTCTTCTGTACTGACATTTTCTTCGTCCTCCAAATCTGTGGTCAATTTATATTCGCCTCGGATCGTGGCGACATCACCGCCCTCGACAGGCGGATAGTTGAATAACTCTCTGATCTCGTTGATCGTCATGATCCCTCTATCACCTAACTGCTGTGCCATGTTGATCTTTGCCGTCGTTGTCATATACTGCAGTCTGTTGGCTGATGCGTAGATCTCGTTTCCGTATGATCTTTCGTTCATCGTGAACATCGCTTTGGTCATGACTTCAGAGAACTGGATCGCAAACGGCTCGACCGATGAATTGAAGAAGGCATCCAGGTCATCACCGACCGCAGCGCCCTGCATGATCTTCTCGTTCACTCCGAAGTAGGAATATACGGAGTTCTTGATGGCGTTCGTCTGGGCTTCATCGATTACATACGGATTCGCCGTGATCTGCTTGATATTGGTGTAGGTGTTCGGGAATAAAAGGACCCCTCCGCCCTCGTTCTCGAAGGTCTCGGAGTTGAATCGTTCCCTTTCCTTTGCGAGATCTTCGGGCTTCGTGAAGTTTGAGACCTGAGCCATGAATCTGTATGTCGCACTGTTTTTCGTCGCTTCCGTGATGCCCTGGTCCCTCAATGCAATCAAGTCCATCGTCTTGTTTAAGGCGAAATTGGATTCCCCGAACATGTCATTTCTGTACTGGAATTTGGTCATGATTGCACACCGATCGAACTCGACCGCGCCCATATTCCCGTCCCCGAATTTGAAACGGAGCCATAATTTACCAGAGTCCTTCGGGTATTCAACGACCTGGCATCTTTCCGGCAATGAGGTGAAGTACCCTGTCGTCGTTCCTAACTTGTCTACGGTCGGGATGATGAAGCAATTATTATGCATGTCCAGGATCGTAGAGCAACGATAGAAAAACTGGCTCCAGGTCTGCCACTCGTTCGGCGCTTTCATCAGTTTCGATTTGAGGTCCGGCTTCGCAGATCCGTGGATCTCGACCTTCAACTTGGAAATATGTCTCGCCCTTGCATCGATCGCACTCCGTACCAGGTCGTTCTCGTAGATCGATCCTCGGTAGGAAGTGAAGACAGGCTTATACGGAGTGAGCATCTTGAACTCATCTGCCTTATAAGTGACCTCTTTCTGTGGTCTGAATAATTTGTCAAAAAGTCCCATGTTATCACTCCTCGTTCGTCAATTGAGATCCGATCTCGTTCCACCATTTCTGCCGGACCGTCATCGCATCTAAAAAGGCGGCCATGCCGTCTATGTGTGAGTTCTTCGCTATTTTGATAAGTTTCACTCGTTCCGTTTCGGCGTTCATTTTCAAAGCTGAATCGTAGAAGTGAATCTTCAGTAAATCGTTATCGCCTATTTGGATCTTTCCGTCTTTCATCAGTCCTTCCGTCTCCCGAATGACAGGCGTTAGATTCTCGCCCTGATATACGTCATCCATGTGGAAACCGTAGGCCTTCATATCTTGAACCAAGTAGGATGCGGAGTATCTATCGTATCCCACTTGTAACGGGTAGATCTGATACTCCTCTACTAAATCGGTGAACCACTTCATGCAGTCTTTATAATCGATGAAGTTCTCCCCGGAAGGAGTGAGAATGCCTCTTTGAATGTAAGCACGATACGGCAATCCATCTCTGGCGGTCGCTTCGTCGATCTTTTCGCTTGGAAGGAAGAAGTGTGCGAACACAAAGATCTTCCCCTGCTTCTCGATAAGCGCAACACAGGAAGTGAGGTCGGTCGTCCTTGAAAGGTCGATTCCGCCGACACAGTAGGAATTGCGGAAATCGTTCAGATCTAATTCATCGCAGACGCATTTCTCGATCGTCTGTGAATCAAGCCAGGCGACGGAAGAGTTCTGCTTTATGTTGCAATACTTTGTGAGGAATTCGGCTTTCTTTGAAAGGGATCCCTCTGCGATTGCTATCTCTTCGAGCATGTAGTCGACGGAAATGGAAACACCGAGATTCGGGTTCGCTTTCTTCAATTCGTTGATGTCGTTCCATTTCGTTACATCGTCGATCATGTAAAGGAACGGAGCGAGACGTGTTTCTTTCGATGTCCCTTTTAGAAGAGAAGTAGATCTCTTCATCAGTTCGTCGTATATACCCTCGACATAGTTGGCCGTCGTGATCGACAGGATCATCGGCTGTTTACGGGATCCTAACGCTGACTTGATGACTTCGTACTGTTTGATGCCGGCATCACCTTGCCATGCTGCGACCTCATCGCATATCGCTAAGTGAGGATTGAGACCATCGCTCTTCTTGGCGTTGAATGCTAACGGCTGAGCTGAGGAATTCGTGGAAGGAACGTAGACATCCGTCCGTCTCTTTTTCGCCAGGGAATTCAGTTCCGGCTCTTTCGTGATCATCTGGTAAAAAGCATCAAAGCAGAGCCGTGCCTGTTCGAGCTTCGGAGCGCAGAAATAAATACGTGCGCCGTATTCACCGTCAAGGAAGAGCATGATGTTGGAGGCGCAGGCACCATCCAGCGTCTTGCCGTTCTTCCGTCCCTGTACGAGGAAGACCTCACGGAACTGGCGTAGACCATGATCATCGACCACCCCGAAGATGACCGAGAAGAAGGCCTTTTGCCAAAGCTCCAAATGTATGAGGTTCGGCGCTAATGCCCCCTCGTGGTGTCTGCAGAATCCTTCTATGAACTTGATTGCTTTATTGGCCTTCTTCTGGTCAAAGTAAAAGGACCTGTTTTCAAGTCCCTTTACAATAAACTGATACCAAAGTCTGATCCAATTGCCTACGGTCTCCGTGCCGTCCTGGATCTTTTGGTAATACTCCAAAATGTAGTTATTCATCGATCAGCATCTCTAACCGTGAGCGGTCGTCTGCCTTTTCCTTGCCGAGTTTGGTGATAATGTCGAGCATGATCGCCAGTGTCTTGTTAGCAGAGTCGGAATGCTTCGGCAGTTCCTTGATCAGCGGATTCGCATACAGATTCGGATTGCCCGACAGGTACGTTTTTTCGACTGTCATCGAATCAGACTGGATGGAATCACGAATGGATTGGATGACTTCCTGCTGAAGTGCGTATTGGTTCGCTGCAGACACGAACATCGCATTGTTCTCGACCTGATATCGCTCGGCTAATGCCATGAGTTCGGAAAAAGTCTTCGCAGATCCGGACAGATTCGTTTTATTCGATTTTGCTTTTGCCATTTCCGTTTAACTCCTCCTTAAAAAAGGCAGATACACCATAGTCAGTTATTCTTCAG